AATGTTAGTTTTAGAAGCAGAAGAAAAACCTTTAGATGATAAAGAAAAAGAAAAAGCTGACAAGATGGGTTTGAAATGGAAAGGAAGGGGGTATGGAAAAGAAAGTGAAAAGGGAATATCACATAAAAATGTTGATGGTAAGTTAGTTGCAGTAGATGGTGACGAAGAAAAAGAAGAACCAGACACATCTAAATTAAGTGGTGATGATTTTAAAGTTGGTGGGGAAGATGGATATTTGTCAAAAGGCGGTGGCGATAATGATGATAGTGATGACATTGAAGATAAAAAAATTCAGACTAAAGAAAGAATTATTAATGGAAAAAATAAAACTTTAAAAAAAATAAATTCATCTGAAACAGAAACTTTTTCAGAAGATATTGAACCTAGCGATGAAGATTTTAGTAATAATTTAAAAATACCAGAACCACCGTCTGAGTTTGAAATACCTGAAGAGTTAAATAAAGGTAAATTTCCAAAAAAATATACAAAGTTAATAAATAGAATGATGAACAGTAAAAGAGTTGGTACAAAACCTGAAATATCTACTTTGATTTCAAAGGGTGGAGCCGGTGCTATATCTGCACAAGCAGGTGAAGTGCTAACTATGATGGCAACTTCTATGAGTGATGATGAGTGGGAAAGTTTACAAAACTCTATGTTAGACCATGAAAAGTCAACAATAGAAAATAATCCTGATTTAAAAGCACCTGGTAAAAGAGTAATAAACAAAAGTTGGATATTAGCAGCTGGTAAGAGTAGAAAAGCCATTAGAGATAGAATTATGAAAAAATATGGTGAAGGAGTTGAAATATCTAATACTGCTTGGGATACGGAAGAAGATGTTAATGCTATGGGTTGGGATGATTATAATGGTTCAAAGGGTTTTTCAACAGACATGTATGTAAAAGTAACAACTAAAGATGGTGAGGATATTATGGATGAAGTATCCCTTAAAAAAGATGTAAATATAAACTTCTTAAATTCATCTACAGGTAAATTTAGAGAATGGGATGGGGATAGTATTGGTAGTGAAATAGATGCAAAAGATTATGCTGGTAAAGAAAGAGATAGTCTTAATAACGCTATTGAAGAATTTGGATTAGATTTACCTACACCAACAAGTAGAAAATCAGCAAAAGCCGTATGGATGGCTATGGTTGAAAAAACTAATTATGATACAAAAACAGGTAAAATGACAACAAGTAATCCTCCAACAAAAGAAGAAGAATGGGTTCAATCTCATGTAAAACAAATACGAGATTATACTGCAAATGCAACAAGAGCAGTGGTTGATAATCCTAAATTAAAAGCTGGTATGTTAAAAGATATTAGAAAAGAATTTCCTTTAAAATCTGTTGGTGAAGGTGAAGAAACTATGGCAATAGGTGATTTAAGTTTAGATTCAGATACAATGAAAGAATTATTTGGAACTTCCGACTTTGAAAAAATAAAAGAAAACTTGGTTGTAAATGAAGATGTAGATCCACCCGCATTAGCTTATAAAGCAGGTCTTAAAGGTAAAATGTTTAATGTAGCCAGTATCGTGATAAGACAAGACGGTGTTGGGTATGGTGGTAGTTCAATGAAATTTGAAATGCAAATGGATAAGGAATTTGCTAATAAGTTAAAAGATTCTCACAAAAAGGTATATGGATAATGAAAACACAACTATTATGTACATTTACAACTCAACACAATCTTGAGCAATCAATTCGTGATATAACGAAAAACTTTAAGATTGTATTTGATAAAATTTATGTATTACAAAACGAAGAAAAAACAAAAGAGTTGATTTGTACTTATAATGTAGATAGAGAAGAAAAAATAGATTTTAATGCAGTAAGTAATACCATCTCTTTACATAGAAAGAAAATTACAAATACACTATACACGATAAACGCCCTAAACGAACTGATAAAGACCATAAACAATGGTGTGTTAGACACAAACTATCAGGTCGAATGGGATACCTACAAAAATATGATATTGATTTCCAATAAGGAAGGATTACAGAAAATACCTACAAGAATACTTAAAATAATAGAGTTATAAATGGCATCACCAATATATTTTTTTACCAGAAATGGTTGTATCTGGTGTCAAAAGATGAAACCGTCTATTGATAAGATAAACGAAACATTAAATGACGAACAAAAGATAGAAATACTTTCTATTGACGACCAAAAATCAAAAACAATATACAATAACATCATTCGTATGAATAAGCTACAGAATGTTGTTCCACTAATGTATAACTCAAATATAGGAACAACTCTTTTAGGTTATAAGGATATAAGAGACATCAGAAAGTTTCTTAAAGCAGAACCAATTGATTATAAAAAACCATTAACAACTTTACCTCATTTCGATATAAAAAATAGTTCAGGAAAAGACTTGGATAATTGGAAAAAAGATGTTATATTGTGGTATGAAACAAATAAAGCTAATCTTCCATCAAATATCGTAGATAAAGAGAAGATGATTGATATGGTCTATAAACAATTTATAGCTTATCGAACAAAACCCTTGACTATTGAAGAAAGATTAAGTAAATTAGAAGAACAATCACACGAACCACAAAATTATCGTGAAGAATGTGAGAAGATGAATAAAGAATTGAAAAACCTAAAGCTACAAATAAAAAAGTTAAAAAGACTAAAATAAAGCTTGTTTTTTAATAAAAAAATCCGTATATTATATGGATAGGTTACAAGTAAATATTTTAAATTAATATTTATACTCGTAATACTAATAATAATAAATAAACATAATGGAGAAACATAATGGACTTAGATGCTATAAAAAGCCGTCTCAATCAGTTACAAAATACTACTACAAATAGTTTTTGGAAACCTCAACCTGGAAAATCACAAATTAGGATAGTACCTTATCTACATGATAAAAGCAATCCTTTTAGTGAACTTTTCTTTCACTACTCATTAGTACCAAATAAAACGGTGTTGTCACCTTTATCATTTGGACGACCTGATCCAGTTCAACAATTTGCTGACAAACTTAAAGGTTCTGGCAACAAAGATGAATGGATACAAGGTAAGAGAATCGAACCTAAAATGAGAACTTTTGTTCCTGTGATAGCTCGTGGTGAAGAAAGTGAAGGTGTTAAGTTTTGGGGTTTTGGTAAAACTGTTTATCAAGAACTTCTTGGTATAATTGCTGATCCAGATTATGGTGATATCTCAGACTCAACAACTGGTCGTGATATTGTTGTCGAAAGACAAACACCTGCTGAAGCTGGCAACCAATATGGTAAGACAACAATTCGTGTTAAACCAAATCAGACACCACTTTCCGATGATTCTGCTATGTTGCAGAAACTTTTGGAAACTCAAGCTAATTTGACAGAGTTATATAATGAACCGACTTATGATGAATTAAAAGAACATCTTTCAGGTTTCTTGAATCCACAAGATTCTACAACAGAAACTGCAAGTGAACCAGAAATGGTTACTACCGAAAAATCTTCTAATGTAGAAGACGATTTCGATAAACTATTTAATTCTTAATCACGCGTGGTCGAGGTGTGCTGGTTTCCTCCTTTTTCCGGCACACCTCATTTTTTGGAGAAATAAATGTCAAATAAAGATGAATTAGCCGGTATCCTTGCCGGTGAATTAAATAAACAATTCAAATCACATCAAGTTGCTTACTTTTTAGATGGTGCTCAACAAACTCCAACTGATATTACAGATTGGGTTTCGACAGGATCAACATTATTAGATTTAGCAATATCAAACAGACCCGATGGTGGTTTAGCTGCTGGTAGGATTACTGAAATAAACGGACTTGAGGGAACTGGTAAATCACTTATCGGTGCTCACGCTCTTGCTTCTACACAGAAGAAGGGTGGTTTGGCTGTTTATATCGATACTGAATCTGCTGTATCAGCTGAGTTTTTACAATCAATCGGTGTGGATACAAAAAATATGATGTATATCCACTTAGAAACTGTTGAAGATATATTTGATGCGATTGAAACAATTGTTACAAAAGTAAGAGAATCAGACAATGATAAATTAGTTACGATTCTTGTAGATAGTTTGGCTGCTGCTTCTACTAAGGTAGAGATGGATGCTGACTTTGATAAAGATGGTTGGGCTACAAGTAAAGCTATCGTCTTATCTAAAGCTATGAGAAAGATAACCCAATTAACTGCTCGTCAAAAAGTATGTTTGATTTTCACCAACCAATTAAGACAAAAGATGGGTGTAATGTTCGGTGATCCTTGGACAACAAGTGGTGGTAAGGCTCTTCCTTTCCATGCTTCTACTCGTATTCGTTTAAAGAATATGGGACAAATCAAAGATACCAAAAAGAATACTATTGGTATTAAGATTAGGGCTCAAGTAATCAAGAACAGATTAGGTCCACCTTTAAGAAGTG